CCGATTATCATGGTCTGCCAGATGAACCGGGCCGTTGAAATGCGAGTAGATAAACGCCCACAACTCTCCGACCTTCGCGAATCTGGGTCAATCGAACAGGACTCCATGCGTGAAAATGTTTTTTGTGCGTGAAAATGTTTTTTGTTTACATTGGTCTGCGTGAAAATGTTATGTTTGCTCATGCTGAAGTTCATGCCACCTAATCCGCCACGTTGCCAGCATATCGCATAGGATAGGCCACCAGTCCATTATCTCGGCTTCATTGCGGCTTCATTGGGTTGACGCTCGGCCTGTCGTAAATGGCCGTTTTTCGATCATGGCACGATTTACAGAGCGGTTGCCAGTTCGATTGGTCCCAGAATAACTCTAAGTCTCCCCTATGTGGTTTGATATGGTCCACCACATCTGCACCATTAGCCTTGCCTAATTCGGTACATAGGCAACACAAAGGGAATCGGGCAAGATAGGTAAGCCGAGCAGACCGCCAACGGGAATCGTAAAGAGCGTGATAGGCTGGACGTGCTGCGGTTCGCTTTCCATTATTCGGTCGATGGTTTGAGTGTGGTCGAGATGGCATATTATCCCACGTTTTCAAGGAGTTTAATACGAAGGTCGAAGTTAGAGCGTGTTATCTTGCCTGAAATAACGTCATTTTCCAGCCTATTTCTACATGTTGCTATGTCTGTGGTTAGATCGACGAATTCTATTATCGTTCCGTATCTTGTTTGAATCATTTTACGGGTTGCGGTTTCAGGTAATAGCAATGCTTCGAGTATCATTATTTTGTGTTTATGGATATTCGCATCAAGGTCATAGAGTAGTTCCCGCCATGCGTGCGGGAATTTGTGACCGCGTGCGTAATAGTCCGCGATGTCGAGATAGTGAATATCGGGATAGGTGTTAGTGCGTAGGTATGTCTTCCCGGATGCGGGTAAACCGGACAGGCAGATAAGCCGCGAGCCTGCCAGGAATGATTGCGGTTGTGCAAGGGCTGCAAAGATCGTTTCTTGTTGGCGGGTCGTGTTGGCATGATGGTATCCTATCGGGGTTTGGTGACTGCTAACTGTTCCGCCCGCTTCTGCCATTCGTCCGCGTTTATCGCGGTTTCTTGCGTTGCAGGTCTTGCATCTGTTGCTCTATGTCCTGGCGATGAAGCCTTACCATTCGTCGTAGTCTCGATAGGTATCGTGGTCCACATGGTCCATCAAACGGTATGTCATCCCACCATTCGAGTTCCGGCCTGAGTTCTGCAGATAACCGATTTATCTCTTCTTCTTCCGTCTCTGGTTTTTGCGTTGTCACTCGAATACTCCTTCTGCGTATTGCGTGTGTGCTCGTCGGTATCTCAGGGAGAACTCCCCTAGCTTTCCGTTGCGTTGCTTAGCGACACTGATTTTGATGGTTTCAATTGGCCGTGTTTTCTCGTCCTCATCTTCACGCCAGAGGAATATCACTTCATTGGAGTCCTGTTCGATTGACCCAGATTCGCGAAGGTCGGAGAGTTGTGGGCGTTTATCTACTCGCATTTCAACGGCCCGGTTCATCTGGCAGACCATGATAATCGGAATGTCCAACTCCATGGCCAACTGTTTGAGCGTTTCCGTAGTCCTCCCAATTGCCGCAGCCCTATTCTCCCCGCGTCTCTCCTGATGGTTAATCAGCCCGACGTAGTCCACTACGGCGAGCCCTAGGTTTCTTCTGGTTGCAAACATCTTGACGACCGCCGCCACTTCATCGACTGTTGGCTTCGATTTCTGGTCGATCCAGAAAGGTAGTTTACGGAGTCGTTCTGTCGTGTCGATGAACTCGCTGCTCATCTTGTCTGAATCGAATTGTTTAATGCCGGTGAGATAGTCCAAAGCAATGCGTGATTCAGAAGCCACTACGCGGGTTGCCAGTTCGACCGGCTTCATCTCCATCGTTATAAAGATTGTCGGTATTCCAAGCTTCGCCGTGTTGAGTGCGATTGCCTGCGTGAATGCCGATTTGCCAACGCTGGTACGTGCTGCCACTGTGATCAGGTGCGACTTACGGAATCCTCCGATGATTTCGTTGAGTTGATGGAATTGTGTCGGAATGTAGCCTTTGTCGAAATCCGTTTTCGTTGGATCGGATCGAGCATCAATCTCGGATTGGAGGACGTCGAAGGCTTCGCTGATGTGTGTCGGATCTTTCATACGCACCTGGTTGATTTCGGTGATTTCGGTTATTGCCTTTGCAATGATCTCCGCTGGCGGGTATGCCTCATCGTTCGAGTCGCGTAGTAATTCGGTTGTGATGTGAATGAGTTTGCGGTATTGCGATTTTTCCGCCACGATCTTGGCGTAATAAAGCAATGGCCCCGATGGTCCGATCTCGTTGATTTCAAAGATTCTGGCAAGGAACAAAGCTGTCACATCTTGTTCGAGCTTTTGCTTTTGGAGTTCATGGTAGACCGCGACTAGTTCGATTGGAAGACTCAGTTTGAGCATCGCCACGAGCATCGTGTAAAGTTTCTGGTGGTGGTCGAAGAAGAAATCATCTGTCCTTAAAACTTTCTGCACGTCGAAAATCGACGATGGAAAGCGTAGCATCGTACCGAGGATGTACATTTCGGCTTCCGCGTTCTGCGGTGGTGGTTTGTCGTCAAGGATCATGTTCGCTCCTCGCGTGGGACGTACTCAGGGGTTGGTGCGTCTCCAAACGGCTTATCTGTTTTGCCTGGGTTAATCCGAATCAGGTAAATGTGATTCTGAATCTCACCAATGGTCGGAATCTTCCGGCCCGCCTTTCTCGCCCAATCACAAAGCTTGCAAAGGTCCCTAGCGAATCTCCGAACGTCGTCCGGCGTGTATGGCGGTGTCGCCTCGACGAGAATTGCAGCGACCTTGGCGATATGCCCAGCGTTGACCTTAACATCCGCACCAGTCACCTCCGCGATAGCATCGAAGAGAGGATTGCGTTCCCGCTTTTTCCTCTCTCTCTTCGGCTTTGCCGAAATAGTTTCGTCTGGACTGGACTGGATAGGACAGGTAGGAGCTTGCTCAGTGGCAGTCGCAGGCACGTTAGGAGCGTTGATACGAGGCTCCTTAGGAGGCTCCTTAGGACCGTCCTTAGGAGAAGTGTGGATATGTGCGAATTTCTTCCCATACTTGACCATATTCCCTTTTACCCACGTCGGGCAGTGCTCTTCCCAATCATGGATGATCAGACGATTTACCGGGCAAACATCGAAGAACCGAATCGCTATCATTGCCTCAACAAATTCATCGGCGTCGCCGTCCCACTCGATCCCGGCCGCTATATCCTCGTTGGATAGTTTGCCGATGTTCCCGCCCGGCGAGTTGAGTTGTGTGAATAACCAAATGGATTCGAGCACGCCAACGGCCTGCCAGTGGCATAGCTTTAAACGCCGTTTGAGTTTCGCGAACTTAATGCTTTGAGTGGTCGAGGGCTTCACGGGTGATTCCATCCACAGTGTTTATCTGAGTTGTACTGACAGTATTATAGTAGATTCTTCTATCTAATGTCAATGTGGTATTTCGCAAAGCCGAATCAGTTTGGCGATTGGTAGCGGGATGTCTTTCTTGCGGTTGAATGTTGCCTCGTAGGACACAACCGTCCGCAGGTTCAGCCCTAGCAATTCCGCAAACTCCGCCTGGGTCATGCGGAACGTGCCGACGCGGTACGATCTGAAGTCATCCCCGGTCATGGCGTCCGGGTGGCGTTTAGGTTTCATACGGATACCTCTTCGATATTGCTTTGTAGAACACGGATAACGCGGTCTACAGCGAACGCGTATGCGAGTGTTATAACGTCGTTGCCGTCCTCTTGGTGTCGATGTAGCCGCTCTAACGCGGCCTGTTGTTCGTTGGTCATGTTCCTTCTCCATAGAGTTTAGTAACGTCCGCCAGTTTCTTTTCCGCCAGTTCGACGCCTTCGCAAGCCGCCTCGTATCGTATCCGCCGCTGGTGGCTTTGCAATTGGCAATACCGCGTATACGCTTCGGACCTGGCCCGTATCGCGTCCGCGAGCCTGGATTGGCAACGGGAGATTGCGGCACGTTTCGCGGTTGCGGTGAGAGGTACGGTCAAAGCACACCCCCGATACACTTCTCGCACGTCAACCCGTATTTGGTTATCCCGTCAATGCAATCAGGGCAATCTACATGCTCGTATCCGCCGTCATCCAGCAAGAGGTCGAGTTGATCCTCAAGACAGTCCGCCGATTCGAGTTCATCGGTCAGGTCGGTTTCGTCGTCTGGCGTGTTCATTCCATGGTCTCCGATTCGTCGCCGATCAGGTCAAGCAAAGACGACTCTTTGTCGATGTGCGATTCGTCAATGTTTTCAAGGTTCCGTTTGGCCTGTCGGTAGTACGTCGGTTTCAGTTCGATTCCGACTCCCTTGCGATTGTTGAGAACCGCCCCGAACACCTCGGACCCGACACCCATAAACGGTGTCAACACGACTTCGCCGGGGTTGCTCCACATGACGCAGGCCCGCTCGATAACATCAAGCTGCAGCGGGTGGACGTGGCGTTCGTCGTCATGCTCTTTCGATTCACGGAACGGCAATACGCCATGATCACCACGCTTTCCGGTCTTGCCGCGAATGTCGTCCCAGATGCCGGAAGCGTAGTGCCTCCATATCCAGTGAGAGTATCGGTTCTCGGTCTGCTTGCCCTTCCAGCCTCGATATCGGTGCAGTTCTTTCGGGATCTCCCGCTCGCCCGCGTAACGATGGAACCCGTGTTCGTGCGTAACCGGGACTGGATTCTCGCCCTTCTTGCGGAATGGTATCAGGTAGTCACACGCAGCGATATTTGTTTTGGTCGCATCCTCACAGATTTGCCGATGTGCCAATGCCTTAGTCATCGTGCGATTGCGGACGGATAACGGCTCATTCCAGATCGTGATTCGCGGCAGGTATTGAAATCCGATCTTCTCGTGAAGCCGGATGATGTCACCGGGGAAGTCGATGTATGAACAGATATTTGCACCGTTGCGGGGAATATCCATACAGTGTACCGCCGTGATTCTGCCCGGCATTGTTGCCCGGTACAGTTCGCTCACGATGAATTCGTAATGCTCGAAAAATTCCTTGTATGACCGGCAGTTTGATAAGTCACGGTCGGACGATGAGTATTGATACAGACAACCGCCGCCATCCGTTGCGAACGGTGGCGAGTAGATCGACAGGTGGACCGATTCGTCGGGAATCGTGGGCAATACCTCGCACGAGTCGCCGTTGTAAATCGCGTATCGGTCCGTTAGCTCTTGCTCGATGATAGCCATCCTGGTAACTCCTGTGTGTTGGTTCCATACTTGGAACTGGTGATGCGGTTGGATTCGTTCATGTTGCGGACGAGTTCGACGAACATGAGTTCAGCCGCCGCCGCTTTCTTTTTGTAGTTGGCTAAGACCTTCGCCCCGCCATCGGTTGTGACCATATCGACGATCACATTTTCCTTTTGTCCGAATCGTCGGCACCGTGCGATGCCCTGATAAATCTGCTCGTATGAGTGCGACGGGAAGAAGGTCTCATGGTGGCAGTGCTGCCAGTTCAACCCCCACGCTCCGATCTTCGGCTTGATAACGATTCTCTTGACCTGCCCCGTGGTGAATGCGGTCATCTTCTCTTCTTTCTCTTCGTCACTGTCCTTCCCGCTGACCTGGACGCAATCGGTAAGCAGTTTTTCAAGTAGGTCGCCCTCATCATTCCGGTAGCACCACAGCACGGACGCTTTGCCGTGTTTCATCGACAGTTCCGCCGCCTTCTCGCATCGTTCCGGAACCGTTCGTTTCTGTTCTTCCCGCTGTTCTTCAAGGTTTTGTGCGGGAATGTCAAACAATCTCCCGGCCATCGGGAGAGAGGCTTTAACCTCATGTTCCCGCTGAATCAGTTCGGGAAGGACGTACCCATCGTCAGAGAATCCAAGATCGGAAGGCAACCGACAAGCCCGCATCCATGAGCACACCCACTTCCAAAATGCAGTTTGAGCGTGATGCCGCAATCGGTATTCGTCTTTGCGTCCGAGTCCGCATTCGTATTTGACTTCCTCCTTTTTGAAGAAGCGGGTAATCATGTCCATGTATCCGAGTTCGCCGAGGGCTTCGGATGACGTGCCGAGTTCAATATAATCGTTTGGGGCAGGTGTCGCCGTGCATAGTAACCGATACGGAAGCAATCGGACAAACTCAGTTACCGCCGCTTTGGTCTTACCGTCGAAGTTCTTAAGTATGCTCGCCTCATCGCCCACGAATCCAACGAAATCAGCCGGGTTGAACTTCTCCAACTGCTCGTAATTCGTGACGACGATCTTCTCTTTCGGCAACTTCCCGTCACGACTTCGACCAGCTTCAATGCCGAACTTCTCAGCCTCACGCAATGTTTGCGGACCCACGGCGAGCGGAGTTGCCACGAGCACCCGTTCGTTCGTTTTCATCACGACGTTTTGAGCGTATGTCAGTTGCATCATTGTCTTGCCAAGCCCGCAATCTGCCGCTATCTCTGATCGTCCTTTACGGCACGACCACTCGATTAGTGATTGCTGGAACGGTTTGGCAAGGTCCGGCATCCATTGGACATCAAATCCAGAATCGCCGCTGAATGTGGCCTTGCGTTGTAGAAATTCGGTGTAGTTCATTTCGCCCCTGCTTTCCGTAGTGCGGCCTTAGGCCAGAATCCTTTGCCCCGCAGGTACGCCCGCAGAGCCGTTTCGAGTATCGCCCGCTTAGTTGCCCGCTGGTCGGGTTTGCGGCTTGCGATGTATTCATCCAGAGCGTCGCCCGTTTCCGAGTCCGTATAGAACTGGATAACGAACGAATCCTTGCGGAATGGTTTCTTGGTTTTTGGCATATGCGGATTGTATACGATTATGTCATGACGTGTCAATACACTTTTTCTAAGTCGCCGTTTTACCCTAGGAACTAGGGGTTTATTTCAGCGTCGAGATGATTAATTCCCAGTCAGCCGGATACCAAATGAATGTTTCCGCCCCGACTTTCCCGAACGCCGATAGCCATTCCCGCTGTGTATCGGTCGGTTTGTTCGGTTCGATCTTCAGCTCGGCGACGACCTGCCGGGTGTCGCGTAATAGGATCAGGTCGGGGAATCCTGGCGTGCATCGGCGACTGTCGTAAGTGTGATACGGTAGCCACCCGCAGCGTAACGCGAGATCGACCACCGCCGATTGAAACGCCTTCTCGGTCGGATAGAACGGTACGGCAGGTGGCAGCGGATCGGACTGTTGACCGGTCAACATGCCCTTAGCTTTCCAGATTGCAAGCCATCGAGGGTCAACGCCCATTGTTATTCACCCTCCGCATCTTCGCCACTCTCGCCCATTCGCCTCGGATGCCGTGACGATTGGCAGTACCCACGTTTGCGAGCAGATGCCCTCGGTGTAGGATGGCTCGACGAATTTGGGACGCTCATCGACCATCGGCCCCGCTTCGGACAGGTCAATCAGCCCCTTGGCGATGGCTTGCCGGATTGCCGGGTGTGATTCGGTGAGGTTCATTGGGAGTCATCCTTGAGTGTAAATCACCGTCCCGGAATCGAACCGGGACGCGACTGCCGTACAGTCTGGCAATTATGGTTTGCTCGGTTCGCCGAAGTAGACTTCGATGTTCTCTGATTTCAGTTCACTCAACCTCGCATCGACCAGCGAACGCAGGTAAACGCGGCCCTTATGGATTGCCAGGTCGATTTCACCCGGCAGGATCGAAACGCGGAAAGTCTCGTTTTGTGGGTCGAGGTCGAACGCTGCATTGATGCGGACTTCCAGATTCAATGGCGAGGTTTTGAATAACGGCACCTTGAATGAAAGCAGATCGGGAAGTTCGGTTGCCCCGGATGCTTCGGCCATCATCGACTTGCTGACACTGACCTTGCCCGATGCGACCGTGCCAGTTGCCTCTTGTGCCTTCTTGATGTCCACCTTCCCGATCTTGCTGGCGAGGCTCGGTTCATCGGGCAGGCATCCACGGAATGTGGTGCGAATCAGGCGGTACAGTTCAGTTTGCGACAGTTCCTTGGTCGCGTTGGCGAGTCCTGCCCACGTCGATAGCAGCTTGAAGGGATCGGAGTTATCGAATAGGTACTTGGCGAAGTCTCGTCTGTATGCGGCACAGACGCCCTTATCCCCAATCCAGATGGCCCGGCCCGGTTCGAGGTTGTCCGTGTGAATCCACTCGCAGAGTGAATCAATCGTCAGATGGGTATGGTTAGCCGGTTTCAATTCGGCTTCATTCTTGAGCATCACGCCTTTTTCGTCGAAAGTGAAATAGACGTGTGGCGGTTCGGCGTTTACCGTGAAGATTTGCTGTCCGTTGGCTTTCACGGCGGTCGTCTGGATCATTTCCAGACTCTTCGGATCGGTGAGCATGTTGACCTTTCAGATGTAATGGTGGTGAGGTTTGGAACGTCGAATGCGTTGCTTAGCGTTCCTTGCGAGGCTTTTCGGTTTCTTCGTCGATGTCGTTGAACGTGCCTTGCTCCGGGTTGTCTGCCACGACCGGCGAGAATTCAATACCATTCGCCGCGTTGTTGAATTTGGCGATTGTCATCGGCGGGACGAACGCGGGCATCTTGGTTTGCACGCTGGGCGAAATGTAAATCTTGTCGTCTTTGGTCACGAAATCGAGCGTTAGCACGATCTTTCGTTTTTGCCGGTCGTGGCCCCGGTCGTAGATGTCTTTCGTGACATCCGATAATGCCCGTTGAAGCATCTTGCCAACGTATCCCTCCGACAGATTGCCGAGACTTTCGGCGGTTAGCAATTCTTTCACGTTCGTCTCTCCTTGGTGAATGCCGATTTCTCGGCGGTTACTTCCGTGCGGAATCGCAGGAATGTATTGAGTGCTGAAAACGAGGGCGGGGAGTTCCCTAGCCCCAGACTTGGTTGTACGCCTTGTCGGGCTCCCCGCCCCGCTACCGCACCAAGCGGTAGACGTTGGCTATTTTTGAGCTTCGACAGATTCACCATCGACAATGTGAATGCCGATCTCGGAGCCGTTATCCACCCGTTCGATAAGTATTTGAGCGTCGTGGCGTTCTGCCATCTCGGTGAGCAAAGCCATGCCGTCCGAATCGAGCAGCGAACCGTCGCGGATCAGCATGAGTTTTAGTTTTGGGTTGAGTGCCAGTCCCACCGCTACTGATGTTCGGAGTCGTTCCGAGCCGGAGCATTGAGCGAACGGAATGCCGTCCAGCGTTACCCCGTCCGCATTGAATGCCAGTCCTGACACGGGTAGTTTTGCGGATGATACGGCGGATTGATGCGAGGTGTCGATTTCGTCAATCTGTGCCGTGAGCTTGTCGCAGTCCTCGGACATCGCGGCCACACGATCAGCGAGCGATTGCCTTTCCTGTTTTGCACGGACCCAGGCATTCACCTCATCGGCGTTCTGAATCTTCGCCTCGATTTCCGAAAGATCGACGCGAGTAGCCTTTCGAGCGGTTTCCTCGATGCCTTTCGTGTAGGTGTTGAGGTTTGTTTCATTGCCCGTCAGTTTCGTCAACTCGGCCTCGGCATTCGATAACGACTTGCGTATCTTTTCAACCTCGGAGTTCTGCCGCTTGATTCGATCAGCGACATCGCGGAGTTTGGTTTGATGATCGGTAACGGCCTGTTGTGCTTTGTCGGCCTTATCGTTGATTGCCCTGGCCTTCTGTAGCTCGGCAACGAGATCGTTGATGCTGATGGGTGAATCTGGAGCATCCACTTCCGGCATACCCGTCAGTCGTGCTAAGTTGTCACGGTGTATCTTGTTGGCTGTGGTCCTGTTGTCGAATACGGCCTTCCGTTTTGCCGTGTATCCAGCGAGGTCGATCCCAGCGAGTTTGGCGAATTGTGCAGCCTGTTCAGTTGGTTTCATTCGCCCGAATGCCAGCGGGTCAAATGTCAGTTGACCAACGAGCTTATCAAGCATCGCTTGCGGAGACGGGAACTTTGCACCGTCACGCGACGATACTTCGAGCTTTGGGGCTTTCCCTGCCTTCCAAGTACGGGTAACAATGATGTCGCCCAAATCGACGATGACCTCGGCACCCTCGGCACCGCGACGGATTGGAAGATCGGGCGAGTAATCGCCTCCTCCAAGTGCCGCCGCGATTGCGTCAATGGTCGATGTTTTCCCAGCACCATTCTTGCCCACGATTGGCGTTACGGCCCCGGTTGGGCAGAACTTGACGACCTTCAATCTCTTGAAGTTCTCGGCACGTAGTTCTAGTACCTTCATGGTCATGACTCCTTTTGTGGTGGTTGTGTGTTACGAGTTAGCTTCCTGTGCCTGGCGAATCAACGACGCCAGTATCGGCCCATATCGTGACGATTCGGCTACCATGTCGTCCGCTGAGATGTTGTCCTCACGGTAGGCAGCTTCGAGGATCGCTTGCCCGCCTGGTAATGCAGTTAGTTCGTCGATCAGTGCGAGGATGTCAGCCGATGGTGCAGGCGTTGACAATTCGGCCTTGCGAGCATCCTTGGCCTCGGCAAACGTCGGCTTGTCCTTTGGTGGTATCGCGGTCCAGACCTTGCCGAGAGCTTCGAGATTCGCCGCCGCTTTCAACTCCGCTTCCCAATTGCGTGCGGGCTTGTCGGCTTTCGGCTTCGCGGGCGTGGCCCAATCGCCTGGGAGCGGCTCGACGGTGTACGGTTTGCGTTGTGCTTTCGATGCCGTGAGTGCGACAGTGAATTTGCCATCGACGTGTGACATATGGCTGATTCGTAAACCTCCGACCTCTGCCCCGCCGAACTTGACTTTCGGATCGGTGTACAGTGTCAGCGACTTGCCGACATAGTTGACGCTGTTGTTGCCCCATGCGTGAACGAGCACCCGCCGCATACTCTTACACGGCTTGTATGGACGCCCGTTATCGTTTTCGTAATAGAGCGTGACGGGTTGCTCTGGTGTTCCTCCGACCTTCGCCGCCGTGATGGTGATGGTCAACGTCTGTCCGTTGACGAAGTTATCCGCGTTGAGCTGGTCGGACTTCGGAACGATGGTGGCGAGCATATCACTCATATAATCTCCTGTTCAATTCTGCGTTCGGTTTCCACGAACCGCAGGCTATCGGTGAGTAAACGCTTTTGATACGATTCAATCGCCATTTCAAGCTGATCGTGGAACTTCTTCGCGGCCTGGATGATCGCCGATTGAATCTTCTCATCGGGATAAACCCGCACCGTAAACATCGGAAGACCGCCGTGGTAGGAAATGAAATCGCACCACTTCCGACCGGACACGAGCAGGCCCGTTTGAACTTGTAGGACGTGCTCGGCTGGTATGTTCGCGTCGATGATCGTTTGTAGATGCCCCTTTTGTCGCGGGCATTTAACCTCGAGCAATCCATCATCGCCGACGAGTCGATCAGGCGAATATCCGAGCGTGAAGCCGAATGAATCATTCGTAATGAAGCCGACACGTTCAACCGGTTCGTAATTGTCGTGGTAGTGGTCGCATGCATCCTCTTCCTGCTCGATGCCGCGTAGCATGTCATCGTTGACGTATGACGGCTCGACGTGGCCCGTTATCCGTTGTGCCGCGAGTTCGTAAACGTGCGAGCGGACCTTATCGTTATCCGCGTATTGCAGTTTCGATGGCGTGATAATCAGTTTCATCTCCGAGGCCGTGAGCAATCCGCAACGGATCGCCCTCCATTGGTCGCTGCCCTGCTCGATGTCCGGGTGGTACGTGATGCCGTTCATGCTACTCCTTTGGTTATCTGCTTCTGAAAAATCCACAGTCTTTGCATTCCTCGTTAAGATCGCACCCGCCGCCGTAATCGTAAGACTTCCACCTCTCGATATTAGGATGCTCGCAGATATGCTGCAACATCTTGATTTCGCCCTCAATTAGCTTGCGGGTAGCGTCATGTGCCTTCAATCGTTTTTGAGCGTCCTTATACTTCGAGGATATTTCTGCTTGGTCCACGATCTCACATATCGCTTTCCGCACGGCTGTAATCGTGCTGTTTGGTGGTGGTTCTTGCCGTGAGAAATATTCGTCGCTGTTGTGGTATCGGCTGCTTGAGTATTGCCGCTATCAAGTCCGTTCGGGTCATCTCCTCGATTTCTTTTTGGACTACCTCGGCACTCGCATACCGCGTGATGATCTGGAATAGCCGCTGTTTTGTTATCTTGTACTTGGCTATGGTTTCATCGTTTGGAGTGCCGTTCAGCCATGCCGAGATAATATCGCGGCGATAGTTGGCTATGTGTTTCTTTTTCGATTGGAAGGCCCTTGTTTTACCGCATGCTGTGCATTCAGCGACCGTTGTACGCATTGATGATTTATAAATACCTTGGCTCAGTTTAACGGAGACCAAAGTCCGTTCGCACGTCTTGCCGCACTCGCATTTCCATACGCAAACCGGACTTGCACAAACGGTACGATCTGTGCGTTCAATCATCGTCAATCGTCCGATGACATAACCGGTGTCGTACCGATACTTACGCGGTTTCCCGGTCTTATTGATCTTTGGCATTTTGATTACCTCCTTCTGCTGGTGGTATGACGACGGTTTGTATCTTGTTGAGTTCGCAATACTTCTCGACGATTGCCAGATGTTTACACCATTGCCCACGACCGTGCTTCCACGATTCGCAGGTACAGTGCGGATACTGTCCGACGTGGAGCGTGTGCGTACCGTTACCCGTCAGCATGAACACCGGGACGCCGTTTACGTCGGGCTTGCGGGTTATCGCGTAGGTTTCGCACGGCGAGAACTTGCCGATGCCGCCCCGCTTCGTGTTCACGATGATCGCCGTGCCACCGTTGCCCGTGAAGTAGAACTTGCGGTCAAATACGGATGTCGGCGTGAGGAAGTAGTATTCGACCTCGGCCCGGCACGATCGGTCGCACGCCTTGCATATCAACAGGCTCGCATCTTCCGGCCACGGTGCGAGGTCCGGCGAGTTGCACAGCGGGCAGTTGGTAGTTTTCACTTCGCACCTCTACCATCCGTTTGGCACACGCACGACAATACCGAATGCCGCCGTCCTTGTTCGGCGTGGACCATTCCGGGCAGGCCTGGCACTTGAATTTCCCACATGATGACAACTCCTTTACTTGGCTTTTGGTGTTATCACGATGCCGCGACGCTTTAGCTGTTCCTCGTGAATCCATTTGCTTTTGAGCAAGTGCAATTCATGAGCGGTCAGCGTTCGCAACCAATCGCGTATCTGCTTCTCTCGGTCGCTCATCGGTATTCGCCTTGCTGTTTTACTTGGCTTTCTCTTGTTTCTTCGCGAGCATCAGCATGGTATCACCTGGATTTGAATCCAATATCTCGGCCAATGCGGCTCGCCCGTCCCACCGACGTTCCAATGATGTCGGCAATATAGCTGTACGTCGCCCCGCTCTTACGCAGTTTCTGCACGATACCGGCCCGCTTATCAGCCCGGCGATAGTGGTACGCCTCGAACTGCAATCCGGCACGCACGATCATCTCATAAACCGATCGTTTGTTACGGTTCAGGCTCTTGGCGATTGCAGCGATTGAACACCGTGGCAGCATTCGACGCAGCTTGACGTGTTCTTCGGGTGTCCAGTATCGGTATTGCATCGCATCTCCTCGTGACTCTTGGAATTGCCGGTATGGGAATCGAACCCATCATTTCCAAGGTGTAACCCTGGCGACCGTGCCAGCGGTCCGACCGGCGAAATAAACCGCCCCTACTCTCGCCTGTCCATTTAAACAGGCTACCATCGGGGTCGGTCCTTGCCCTACTACGACTCGCTGAGAATCATTTCGGGCTTGGCTCAAAAGTGCCGTCTCTCCGGCTGTCACGTCGTTATGCGTAGCTACTGATTCCAGACGTTCTCATATCGCACATTACGAAAACTACGCTTTCGGGCCGTGCCTTCCCCGGCGTTGCGGCCATCCCTTTTCACGGAACTATGTGGTTGGTCCACTCCGAACCGTGTCCGAGAGGGAGAATATTACCGGCACCGGTTAAACAACCGTGGCCGATTCTGGATCACTTCCCGCACCCGCGACAACACGCCGCGAGCAGGTTGGACAATTGCCTGACCGACGTTGCCCGCGTAGTTGACGACGTTGGTTGCCGCTGTCTGAATCGGCCCGCACTTGCCGTTGACACATTGCGACGGCTGGAACAGCGTCACCGGCTCGGCGTGGGCCGCGTTGCCGACGATGGTCGCGGCGATGATTAGAATTCGTTTCATTGATCGTTCTCCTGTTGCGAACTGAATAAACCACGTCGATAGTTGTTCGCTCCGTGCCGGACGTAACCCCGACTCCATACGCTATCGACGGTCCCGGCAATCGTTGCCGAGGTGAATCATTCTAACCATTGCCGTCACACTTCGCGACGGTTTGCACGGTTCGGAAATCACGATCACCGGTGCAGTTGTTTTCCTGCTTCCACATGCCAATAGCCCATTCAGCATCGTCTCGGGTCTTGTATCCGGCCTTGAGCGTCGTCCACCCGTCAACGAATCGTATTTGCACTTCCCACATGTTTTACCTCCCGTTTGAGTTTCGGAACCGGCGAATATGCCAGGACCAGGATCAGCGTCACGGCTGCGAGCGTGGCGACAATCCGCTTTGGTATCAACGGCCCGGCTTTTGGTCCGTCCGGAATTCGAACGTACCGTTGTTCGGTACCGACTTCGGTTCTCGGTGGCGCGTCCGCCGGTAACGGTTTGCCGGTGGCCTGGGCAATCTTAATTCGTTTCCTGAGTCCCATCGTTTGGATCCCTAAAAAGGTTTGGTTCCGATCCTGCCGCATATTCCGCAATCGCCTGGTCTACCGCCTGTTCCGCAGGGATAGCGTTATCATTGCGGCTCCTCGTCGATGTCTGTTGAGCCTGATTGCAAAATGCTTTCGCCTTTGCAAACTCCGCATCGCTTGCCACTGTCCAATCCTTCGTCGCAGTAGATGCAGTCGGTTCTCATGTGGCGAGGTCGCAATGACATCACCGACGGTTAACGGTTTCCCGCCCGCCGTTGCCGTAATCTCCGGCCCCACGGCCACGATAACGCCCTTGTGTTCCCGGTGACCGGCCTTCCGGATGTTGGGCAGGAACACGCCGCCCGTCGATTGCCTGGGTGGATCGG